ACTCGGCAGTATGATAGATTTTTCTCTGATGTATCTGCTAGAAGACAGCATCCTTTTCTTTCCAGACACATTGCATCCAGCTTTGTAACAGTTATACAAGACTATGCCATCAGTTCTGGTTGCAGTAAATGTTTTGATACCACCACAACTAGGACAATTAATCCTAATCTTCTGATACTCCATTAGATCGTCAAACTCTGGTAAATCATACATATCAAGAATCCAATAGTTGTCGTTTGTTTTGTCTCTTCAGAAGGTTCTTGCGTCTTTTATCTTCAATAACTCGCTTACGAAATAGATTGTCATTCAAAGCTATCGCCATAGGATTCCTTTTCCTTGAGGCTCTCAAAATCTTCGATGATCTCAGCATTTTCCCTTTCCTCTTCTTCTTTGATGTCATTATAAGTATCCTCAACATAGTCTCTCAGTATTTCTTCAATATCCTGAGAGGTTCTTTTACGCTGTATCACCTAATCCTCTCCCTGAATATTACTGTTCCAACGCTTTTCCAAAGACTGAAATATTAAAGCGTATCTTTGCTCATCACTTATACCAGTAATATCATTCAGTCTGTCGAATAAAATCAATATAAGTGTATCAACAAGAGCTTTAACTCCCTCTTCAGTCCATCCTTCATCATAATCCTCGCTCCAGCCATCAAAAACTCCAATGTTGATTGCATTGCTAAAATCATTCCATGAAAGGCCATAATCCTTACTATATCTCCATTTATACATAATTTTTCCCTTCTATGCAACTAACTTTAAAAACTCTGGATGTTCTATCCATTTGGCTACATCTTCATTACGCTTGAACTGACGCTCCAGTGTATTGTCATTGGCAGTCTGGCGAAACCCAAAGCGGTCATCGTGTGTAGCATACTGAGTAAATGCAGAGTATACAGACCAAGCATTTGCACCTCGTACCTCAAACTCACTTAGCACAGAGTTAAGCATATTCTTTGATGCTCTCTTTGGTAGCATATTTTCAAGCGCATCTTTTAAACGTACCACAGATACAGGTGTTTCTGCAAGTTTCTGACACCATTGAGTGTGATCAATAAAACGATCATAGATACCTTCCATCTCATATGTGATACGGTTCATATCAAAGTGTCTGGTATTCTTCTTTCGTATCTTATTGTAGTCACCAGATACCATACCGTTAGTGCAGAAGAAATCAATAGCACCGCTAATCACATTATTAGATGTAAGGCCATCGACACCATGCCAAGCATACAATGTCAGGGCAGTATCAGTCTTATGTTTATTTGTCTCAATAGTAGCACGATGATTATTGAATGTTACTTTCTCCAAAGCCCATGCACCATTGCGAGATATCCTAGTGTCAACCTCTACATCATCTGAATTAATAGTATCAGTATAACCTAATTCAAATGACCATGCATCTCGTATTGGACCAAAGAACTCAGGGTGACTGACACCACCAAAGTCCTTACCGACTACACCGATAGCTTCATCAGTATCAGTACGAATAACATACTTACGTTCTGGAAATCTTTCCAATGGTGCAAATGTTATATCAAAGTCAGCTTGTCCAAAGTCATTCATGTCTACAGTATTAATCATAGTATTTATCCTCTCTTTCCTAATATGGGAAGTCATAAGCATCTTTCCCTAATATGTGGACCCATAAGCATTAGTACTTAGGGTATTCATTGTTTATATCATAGCGTAAAGCATTACGCAATATCTTTTTTTCTTTTTTTGTACCAATAAAATAAACGTAACGATGTTTAGCACTACGATTAATTCTATTAGTTCTGTCTCCTAAGTGGTGTCTACTATGTTTTCCGTCCTTTCCAGCCATGTCAGTACGCTTTTTAGTCGTACCAGTAAAGAGCCAGTTGGTAGCTTGATACACTATACCTGCATGATCTTGGGCAGTGTCGGCATACGATACAACTACTTTAGGAGTGGGCAACATCTTGAGTGAACGAGAAACTAAGAACGATGCTTCGTTTGGCAGATTATCTCTGAGTACCAATCTGTTTAGTTCGATAACATCTGATCTATGTTCCTCACCACAAATACCTTTGCACAGTGACGGTGATGCAGGAGTGCCATACGACACCATGCCAACCATCTCATTGTGGCGATAAAGGCCATAAGCATAGCTAATACTAGGGAGCCGTTTAGCATAGTGGATGTTTAGTATCCAGTGTTTAGTTTCAGAATACGGTATCTGACGTATTTCGTATTCGCTTTGCATTTGGTTATTCCATCCGATAAACATATTATATCCATTCTGGTTGTGGTCTATTTGTCCAATTAAGTATGTGTGCCTTATCTGATTTGTAGTATGCACGATAAGCATCTACATAGTCAAGTCTTTTATGTTCATCAGGCATACATTGTGGTGGTGTAGTATGTAGTCTGTAGTCCTCATCAAAGTCATCATGGAACATAAAGTCTGCAATGTTCTTGAGTATGGCAGTAGACTTGTGATCTTTACCATATCTGTATTTATACTCAGCACCTATGTGAAGACCATGTAGTAATGCCCATGACATATTAGCATCATTCTCTCTGACCCATACAGTCATAGGATGGTTCTTGTATGCTGGTTTATAAATACGATTAGTAATATCCTCATCAGGAAAACACCATTCATGTATGGCGGTACTACACATTTGAGCAGTCTCTAACACCATTTTGACAACGTGTTTGTCACACAGTTGTTCGGCAGATTTGAATGGACAACGATCAATAAAGAATATATTCACTAATTTTCTCCATATAAATATAATTAATGAATGAATAGTAACATAAATAATATATAGTGTAAATACTTTTTTTAATAAAAAATCTGCGAGGGCAGAATTATGATAGGTTTGGTCAAAAAATTTTTTTTTAAAATTTTCTTAAAATTTATTTAAAATTTATCTAAAATGCAATCTATTATTTTGATAAAATTTATCTAAAATTTTATGTATATTTTAAATAAAAAATGGCTGAACCAAAAAATGATCCAGCCATTATAATTTAACTAAGTTTTATTTTATTTTCTATTGTCTGATGTTGTTTAACTATATCTTCAAAAGGTAATGATTCACAAATTTTAACGAGTCGATTTATTTGGCTATCCGATAAATCCAATAGTGGTAAATGGTCTTTATCATTTCCACTATCTTCAACAATTTGTGATAAACCGGCGCGAATGTTTTGTATTCTTTGTTTTGAAATGTCCACGGGACAAGCTCCCTTCTTAGAGCGTTTGTGAATAAATACTTCTATATATAAAACGATTGAACTACTAAAGTTATTGCATTTAATTTATCATTTTTTTCACTCCCTTTAGTTTTTTGTGCAATGGTATAACACAATAATAAAAACGCCATACCAAAATAGTAACTGAACTAATGCCCATGATTTTTCTACTAACATTGTTTATATCCTTTCCATGTTAACAATAAATTTTGAAGTTGTTGGATCAACTTCATTACCTACGGATTTATATTTTAATCCTACTATTTTATTTTTATGTTTCAAATTATCAATGTCGGATGCATCACCGTCAACAACTTCTTTCCCCATAAAATGAGATGGGATACCGCCATAAAATACAACTGACATCGGAACATCAGTTTTTAATGCTTTACGCACTGACTGTTGATATTTTGGCGCATTGGAATAACTAAACATTAACTCATAATTATCAGGTGTTTTGCCTAGTCGTTTTGCTATTTTGGTATAATCATAAAAATTAATATTAGGGAATGACTGCGGAATTGATCCATTGGTTTTTAATTCCCATTGAATGTCGCTAATTGTATTTAAACGAACGTATGGTTTAACATTTTGCTTTTCGCATAGTTTTTCAAAGTTTCTTAACTCTCGTTTTAATTGGATAATGAAGTTTTCTTTATCATTTAAGAAAAAATCAGTTTTGCTAATTCTGGCCTTTTTAACGGATTTAAAAACTTTAGCCATACCAGAGCCATTCAAACAAGGTGCTTTACATTCTGCTATGTCTTGCATTGGACAAATTGTGGTATTAGTTGGATTTAATGACATTGAAGCCATACGGATTTTAATATCTGTTTTGTTGGTGGCGTTTTGTGTTTTCTTAATCTTTGTGTTGCTGTTACTTGTGTCTAATAATTGCATTGTTTTAATCCTATAAGTTAAAGAAAAGAATAGGGCCAAGGTTCCCATGCTCGGCCCTAGTTAGAGTTTGCACTAGGAAGCTTGTTTTATTTTATGACCTTTGTCTAAAACTTTGTTCCTTAATTCACGACTGAATATTTCAGTTTGTTTAAAGTTTAACGTCAAAACCTTTTTAAGTTTGTTTGCTTGTCTTAATCTTGAACGAGTACGATTATATTGCTTCATTTGTTCAACTGTTACTGACGCTGTTTTTAGTTGTTGTTTCATATCAAGATAATTAAAGAAATTACCATTTAAGAAATCAAACAACTTTAAAAAGATATTCCGTTTCACATCGGCCCGTGCTAAGTATCCGAATCCGTTATTTGTTACGAATGAACCGCAACCTTCGTTTGAATAGTATGAATTTATAATACAGTCGTATTTACGAACATGGAATAAGTAAGCATGGTTCCAAAATACTATGGCTTTATTTTCCCAGTTATTTTTGTGGTGGTGTTTTACGTTTGATCCAAATATATAATTACACATTTTAAATATTCCTTTTTCCTAGTGTTTAAACTTTCAAAAAATTTTGAAAATTTTTCATGTGTTTAGTTTAACATATTAGCATTTTTAAAAGTAAAGTAAAAATATATTCAATCACATATCTGATCGCCGGTTAATTGTGCCTGCAAAATGATAGAAACAATATGATAGGTCGCGCAAGCGACACAATGATAGGAATAGATAAAATTTTAGATAAATTTTAGTAGTATTGTGGGTATTGCACACACAAATTTGAGTGGGTATACTAGATTTTAGTGTCAATAATCGAATGTTTCCAAGACTCAAAAGAATATTACCTGGTATTTGAAATAAATTTGAATTATATTTAAATAAAGTTTGAAACTTACCGCTAAAATTTAAATAAAATGCAATCTATCGGGGGTACGCGGTCGCCATGGCAGGGTACTACGTTATATATACATGACCATATAAAATTCTAGAAAATCAGTTGTCAACCCCTTGATAATAAATAATAATATAATTAATACAAAAATCGGGGATATGGGTAATATTTGTACTAATATATAAAAAACAACTTGACAAACGACATAATATATGCTATAATCTATTTCTTAGTCGAGCATCAGCGAGACTATATACAGAGTATAATAATATATACTGTTAATTAGTATGTAAACAGGTATAATATCCGTACTATTTAATATAATACCGTATATATGTAAATATTATTTGTAAATATATGCATTTTTTACTTGACAAGTGTTATGTACTTATGTTATAATACAATTCTCATAAAAACTGCGTATATATGATCTTTATCTTGAGGGGTATGGGTTAGTATACGGCCTTCTAGGGTCCAGTGATTGCATTATAAGGGGTTGTAGGTTAGCAGTTACCTCCCCCTTAATTTTTTGAGGTGTAATTATGGCAGAAAAGGGAAAAACAAAAATAGATGAAAAAGAAGTTCAAAGCAGAGTAGATTCTAGACGTAGGTATACAGGAGAAACAGAAAAAGAAGCTCGTAAAAAAATTATGGAGAAGATGTATCCTTCTTTAAGTAAAAAGTCTGTAGATAAAGAAACAAAAGCTAGACAATTTGCTAACGAAACTAGAAGACAACAAGATCAGCTTGGGCAACTTAGTCCTGAAGAAAAAAAACAAAGAGGTCTTCAACGTATGAGAAATAGGTATCAGTCTAGAAGTAAACCAAATCAAATGGACAGAGAAGATCCAACAGGTATTGATATAAAAGAAGGTGGACTTGTACTAAGAGTCAGTAATCGTGGCCCTAATCACAGTAGTCAGAATAGAAAGTCTTAATTATGAAACTATCAAAGGATGAATATATGACACGAGTATTTTTACCGCCACATTTAGCCGAGTCTGCATGGCGTCTTGTTGGTGGAAAAGACATAACTAGCCTCGATGCTGGTATAAGACGAGCTGTTGAACTAGCTTACGAGCAAAACATCCGAAACAACAATGGCAAACAAAGTGGCAACAAGAACTCGTAATTACCGCAAAGAGTATGACGAGTATCATGCTAAACCTGTACAGAAGAAGCGCAGAGCATCTCGTAATGCAGCAAATAAAAGACTAAAACCACCTAAAGGAAAAGAAGTACATCATAAGAACGGTAATCCTAGAGATAACAGACGTAGCAATCTAGCTGTAATCTCCAAAACTAAGAATAGGCGAATACAGCCTAAGAGAAAACCTAGAAGATGAGAAATGGAAATAGTGGAATTAGCGACAAGCACATGGCCTATAGCATTGGGAGTCATTACTTTAATTATAGTATTAGCTAAAATGCACTCGGATATCGAGATTATTAAGGAAAAGGTTCGTACCCTTTTCGATTTATGGAACTCTAAAAAGGATAAATAGTTATGGCATCTAGTATACAAACAGAAATAAATAAAAAAAATAAAGCAATTTCAGACAAACTTTGGAGTTGGTTTGGTACATATATTGATAAAGTGGCTGCAGGAGGTGCTACACGAAGAGGTAAGCCAATTTCAACCACTGAAGCTAAAAAGTTAGTAAAGGAAAGTGTAGAGAAAACAGGCTCATTAACTGATGCAAAGAAAGATCTTAAAGCAACAATAGATCCTGTTATAGAAGATTTTAATGCATCTGTAGAAGGAGCTAAAGCTACGGTAGCTGGTAAAAAATCTGGTAAAGAAAAATTTGTTAGCAAAATGAAAAAATCTGTTAAAGATGCAAAAGAACAATCAGCGAAAAAAGGAATAGAAGATTTTAATAAATCTGTAAAAGGAGCTGAATCTGCGGTAGCAAAAAGAAAAGATGTTGAAAAACTTGATGATGATGCACTAAAAGCAAAAAGAAGAGCAGATGCGAGAAAAGAATCAAAAAGTCAACCTGGCGGTCCTAGTTCTGCACCTAAAGACAAACCTAAAGCATCAAAGAAAAAAGAAGGTAAATCTGTAAAAGAATCTTTAAAAGATCAAATTTTTAAACAGGATGTACGCAAATACGGTCCATTTACTGTAGATTCTACAGATAGAGGTATGAGCAAGTATGGTGATTCTGAAAATTGGGAAGAACTAGAGATGGAAGAGGAAATGAATCTCCGCAAGGGCGGTACTGCCAGAAGAAAAGCCTTTGGCAAGGGCGGTATGTATAAAGGTCCAAAGAAAACATACGGCATGAGAAAAGGCGGTTTTACTCGCAGAGGTGCATCTAGGTGAAATTATCTTTAACCGAAAAAGAAAGTAAGTTCCTAGACGCTTTATTTGGCGATGCTAACGGACACTTTCGTACCGCAATGGACATAGCAGGGTATTCTAAAAACGAGTATCCTGCAAGAATAATCAAACGGCTCAAGGAGGAAATTGTAGAAAGAGCAGAATATGTTCTGGCTGCAAATGCTCCAAAGGCCGTTATGTCTATGGTGGATATAATAGATGATCCCAGTGCATTAGGAAACAGAGAGAAACTGGCAGCATCAAAAGAAGTGCTGGACAGAGTAGGGCTGGTCCGTACTGAAAAGATAGAACACAAAGGCACTCCGTCTGCCGTAGTGGTTCTACCGCCTCTTAACAAAGACGAAGATGAAGACGAGGAATAAAACTAAACCGATACCAGCAGTAGGCACATTGCCGTATGGGTACGACAAGGCTGAAAAAGGACAGGATAAATCATGTTATTATCCTGATAAATTTGTACTCACTAAATTAGACGAAGCAATAGTACAAATAAGAGATGGCAGACAGCCAGTAAGAAAAGTTGCAGGGTGGCTAGAGAATGAAACCGATCGTAGGCTATCCGCAACGAGACTTCATAAACTTGCGTGGACTAAAGAGGAGCTTGAGTCGCGTAGAAAAGAGCGTGAGGCCAACCTCACCAAACAGCAAAAACAGGTCAGTAGGCTCAAAAATACTGTTAAGCAGACAACAATCAAAGCTGAACAGGCAAAACGAAGACTCAAGAAAGCACTTAATAAACCTGATCGTGTAGAGAAAGAGAATATAGAGTTTCCTGTAGAAGAGACAGAAGTAAAACAGGAAATTGCTTTTAAGCCGAATCCAGGTCCACAGACAGAGTTTCTATCTGCTGGAGAACGAGAAGTATTTTATGGTGGAGCAAGAGGTGGAGGTAAAACCTATAGTCTCTTAATTGCACCATTAAGGTTTGCACATAAGCCTACACACAGAGCATTATTATTGCGTAGGTCGATGCCAGAACTTAGGGATGTTATCTTTCAGACACAACAGATATACCCAAAGGCATTTAAAGGTGCAAAGTTTAAAACACAGGAAAACACTTGGCACTTTCCAAGTGGAGCTAGAATAGAGTTTGGATATGCAGAAAACTTACAAGATGCGCTCAGATATCAAGGTCAATCCTATACATGGATCGGTGTGGACGAGCTTCCGCAATATCCTAACTCAGATATATGGCATTTTCTACGGTCATCGTTAAGAACTGTAGATACAAGCATACCTCTTCAGATGAGGGCAACAGGAAACCCAGGAAACGTAGGATCGGCTTGGGTTAAGAAGATGTTTATAGATCCTGCACCGCAAGGCAAAAGATTTGTAGAAGAAGTCCGTTTTACTGCGAACGGTGAAGAAATAGTATCTGGCATTAGCCGTAAGTTTATAGCAGCGTCAGTATGGGATAATCCGTACTTGACACAAGACCATAGTTATGTATCAATGTTGGGGTCACTTCCTGAAGCAAAACGCCAACAGTTTTTATATGGGAATTGGGATGTTGTCGAGGATGGAGCGTTTCCAGAATTTGATAAAGAAATTCACGTTGTCGAATCTTTTAAGATACCTTCAGGATGGACAAAAATCAGATCTTGCGATTTTGGCTATTCTAGTCATTCTGCTGTGCTTTGGGGAGCTATTGATTATGATGATGTACTATGGATTTATAGGGAGTTATATGTTAATCAACTGACAGCAGACAAATTAGCATGGGCTATACTGGATGCAGAAGAAGATGACGGTAAGATATATGATGCAGTACTAGACTCCTCATGTTGGGCGAAGCGAGGAGATGTAGGTCCATCTATAGCAGAGACACTAAACAGAGAAGGATGCAGGTTCAGACCTTCTGACAGATCTCCAGGATCTAGAGTTGCTGGTAAAATAGAAATACACAAAAGACTGCACATTGATGAAGAAACAGAAGAACCAAGATTAATAATACTGGATAACTGCCGTAATTTAATTAGTCAGTTACCTGCACTTCCTCTAGATAAACGAAATCCAGAGGATGTTGATACTAAGTCTGAGGATCACTTGTACGATGCACTGAGATATATGGTAATGTCAAGACCGATGAATAAAACAACAGCTTGGGAACATATTCCTAAACAGCGTTGGAAGCCATCAGATAATATGTTTGGATACTAAATGAGTGATGATTTTTTAGATACTGATGAAAATACAGCACTGGAAGACTCGCCTCAAACGAGTGAGTTTGATGATCTTATAGGGTATATTGATAAAAAATATACATCAGCTAAGTCTTCTAGATATAATGATGAGACACGATGGCTACAGTCGTACAGAAACTATAGAGGTATCTATGGTCCTGATGTAAAATTTACCGATGCTGAGAAGTCTCGCGTATTTATTAAAGTAACTAAAACAAAAGTACTGGCTGCGTACAGTCAGTTATGTGATGTACTGTTTAGCCAAAATAGATTTCCTATAGGTATTGAGCCAACTACATTGCCTGAAGGTGTGGTAGATACTGCACATATAGATCCAAAAGAACCAGCAGATATACCAGATGAACCTGAAATGCCAGATCTGCCTCTAGTATACGGTTTTCCTGGAGATGGTTTAGAGTTAAGTGGTGGAGATACTGCTGATACACTACTGGCTAAATTAGGACCATTAGAAAACAAACTAAAAGATATAGAAAATTTAAAAGAAGGTCCAGGAGAAACACAGTCTTCTGTTACATTTCAACCTGCTATGGTTGCAGCTAAGAAGATGGAAAAAAAGATTAGAGATCAGCTAGAAGAATCTGCTGCAACTAAACATCTTAGGTTTGCTGCATTTGAATCAGTGCTGTTTGGTACTGGTATTATGAAGGGGCCGTTTGCTTTTAACAAAGAGTATCCTAACTGGAATGATGAAGGTGACTACGATCCAACAGTCAAAACAATACCAAAAGTAGAATATACCTCTATCTGGAACTTTTATCCTGATCCTGATGCAATAAATATGGAAGACGCTATGTATGTTATTGAGCGTCACCGTATGACTCGATCTCAGGTAAGAGCATTAAAAAAACGTCCATTCTTTAGAGTAAAAGCTATAGAACGAGCCGTAGAAGAGGGTGAAAGCTATACAAGAGAATGGTGGGAAGACGATATAGAGTCTGACAGCTATGGTATGGACTCGGATGCTGGAGATCCAACAACAGGAGTAGATCGTTTTGAAGTAATAGAGTTCTGGGGTACAGTAGATACAGAAATAGCTAAAGAAGCAGGTATAAAACTTCCTAAAGAACTTAAAAAACTGGAAGAGATACAGATAAACTGTTGGGTGTGCAATAATGAAATACTACGACTAGTAATAAATCCATTTACACCGAAACGTATTCCGTACTGCTCCGCACCGTATGAGATTAATCCATACAGTTTCTTTGGTATAGGTCTTGCAGAAAATATGGACGATACCCAAACACTTATGAATGGTTTTATGAGACTTGCAGTAGATAATGCTGTACTCTCTGGTAATTTACTTATAGAAGTAGACGAATCAAATCTAGTTCCTGGACAGGACTTGACAGTATATCCAGGAAAGATTTTCAGAAGACAAGGTGGCGCACCTGGGCAAGCAATATTTGGAACTAAGTTTCCAAATGTGTCAAATGAAAATATGCAGTTATTTGATAAAGCCAGAGTGTTAGCTGATGAGTCCACTGGATTACCCTCATATTCATACGGTCAGACAGGGGTTCAGGGAACAGGACGAACTGCATCAGGGATATCAATGCTAATGGGTGCTGCCACCAGTTCTATTCGTACTGTTATTAAGAATATAGATGATTATTTATTACGGCCTTTGGGGGAGGCTTTGTTTGCATTTAATATGCAGTTTGACTTTGATCCTTCTATAAAAGGAGATTTGGAAGTAAGGGCTAGAGGTACTGAGAGCTTTATGAAGAATGAGGTTAGATCACAACGTCTGATTACATTCTTACAAATTGCAAGTAATCCAGTACTCGCACCTTTTGCCAAGTTTCCTTATATTATGCGAGAGATCGGCAGAACTATGGATCTGGACGTTGATAAGATTACAAACAATCCAGAAGAAGCTATGCGTCAGGCAGTATTAATGCAACAAATGCAACAGCAGATGCAACCAGAAGGTCCACCAGCAGGAGCAAATCCAAATGATCCTACAGGTGGAGGAGGAGGTAACATAGGTGTGGGTACTGCTCCAGGACCAGGACAACGAGGTTTTCCAACTGGAGGTGGAGCTAATGCTGGACAGCGTAGACCTGCACCCCAACAAGGAGTAGCTAATGCACCCCAAACTCGCCAAAGCCCTGTTGCCACTGGTCAACCAACAAGACTTCAATGATCTATTTCAGGAGTATATAGATCTTAAAATAGAGCAGACAGTTAGAGAGTTTGAACAAAGCGAGGTAGACAGTAATATGTGGAAGGCTCAAGGTAAGTTGCATATCTTGAGAAAGATACGAGACATGAAGACTGAAGTCAGGTCTACAGCAGAAAGAAACTGGAAATAGCTATGAATAAAGGTATGTCTTTATTAGGTAAAACAGCAGACCTTAATAATCCTATGACAGAAGCTGAAGTAGAAGCAGGTAGACGAAGTGTTACTGGTGGAAGAGTAGCTAGAGCAATTCCAGGTTTAAATACTACTTTAGAAATAGCTGAAAGTGCTTCTAGAGGTAATCCTCTTGAAACTATGGCTCAAAGAAGAATAAGTCCATCTCAA